GTGGGATAGGGGAATTGAACCCCCGTCCTGCGGGTGGAAGCCGCATATTCTTGCCGTTAAACTAATCCCACATAAATGTCGCTTTAAGGTGGTCTTAACAGGTGGAGGGAGCTACCCTTTACGACACCACCTGTTTTCTTCCCACATTCCCGAAGGAACTTGGCGACCCGTTGAAACACTTTGATACAAGACTTGTCGGGATTCAATTACCGAGCAAGTTCGTATCTCATACTTTCGCCATTCACTCTCGTTGCCGAGCTATTGTATTAGAGCTGACCTCTAAATTTTAAGAAGTGGGAAACAGTGAGTTATTACTTATGTGGTAATCTCTCACCGTTTCTATAATAATTATATCAAAAATTTAATAAAAAGTCAAGATTTCAACCTTTTAAATTTTGAATAAGTAAAGTAATAAAAATAAATAAGAGCATAAAATCCGTGCCGATAAGAAATCCACTAAGTGCACACTTATTAGCATCGCCTTTTTCTAATCTTTCTTTAAGATTATAGAAGTCAATTGCTCCTATTAAAACGCTGCCGATAATACAAATAATAAGAACACCTGTTGACATATTATCCTCCTTAATGTGCGTGAACATCAGCCTCATGGACCAACTCAAGAACTTTTCTCATTTCGCCGCCATAGCAAGACTCAAAATCGTCAAGGTAATGGTCAGGATTAGCATAGCTATCCATATGCCACTGAATAAGAACGATTAAGTTTGCATAGAACTCATGCTGTTTTGCAGAAAACTGACCTACGCAACAAGCAACCATGTAAGCGCCGATTTCAGCGTGGTTGTAGTAGTGAGACTTATCATCCATCTGACCATTCATCTTCATACGTGACTTGACAATAGGTTTGCCAATATCATGAAATAAGGCGGCAGTACGAGCGAGATGCTTCTTACTCTTATCGAAGCCATAGTCAACAGCATGGGCATTAGCATATGCACCAGCTTCAATCATATGGTCGAAGATATTTGCAGAGTGGTGAGGATTATCGTGGTCTACACCGTGGCAGTCGTACAGATATTCACCAAGAGTTTTTGAGTTCTTAGGATTAGAGATAATGCGAATTGAGTCCCAACCTTCGTCAAGACGAGGAAGAGTCATAGTCTTGAACATTCTCATGATAACCTCTTCAGGAACATGACGAACACGTGAAGCGTTCTGCTCAAGAATTACGTCAAGCTCAGTTGCAGCAACTACTGCAATCTTCTCAACATCGGCAGGGAGCTCCTTTAAGAAGTTCTTTCTACGCTTACGAGAAAGGTTAGTAGCGTCGTAGATAACGTCCTCACCATTCTTGATAGCGTTCTTGATACGCTTATGTACTTCATTGAAAACACGGTCGTTATGATTCTGGTCCTCTTCTGAACCGTATAATTCCTTACGGATTGCGTCAGAAGATACAATCTTACAACCAATTTCATTGGCAATGTAAGACTTACCAGAGCCTGCGCAACCGACCATCATATAAAACTTACTCATAAATCAACTTCCTTTCTCTTAACTTTCTATATATATTATATCAAAAATTATTGAGAAAGTCAAGTTTTTATTATTTTAAATTTTAGTCAATGAACTCATCGTCATCATGGTCTATATAGACCGACTCAGCATCCATATTCTCGTCACCGAAAAATACGGAATCTGAGGATATAGATTCCCTATCCGTAAAGCTCACCATACACATATTTAGCCCTCGTCAATATCGGTTTTAGTTTCAGTTGGGGATGGACCCATTGCAGAGAATACGTGATTAAACATATTACCCATTACGCCGCTGTTCATGAACATCATCATTGCCATAGGATTCATATCGCCGCCACCCATGTTCTTGCACATCTGGTTAATCATCATGTACTTCACGATATTCTGAGTACCATTGCCGCAGGCAAGGGCTTCACTATTACCGAACATAGATACAATTTTACCATAGAAATATGCATTACCCATGAACATATGACGCTCAGGAAGTAATGTTTCCACAGTAGAGTTCTCATAGTTAATTACAGTTATAGTGTTAGTATCAACTTTAAGAACATAAAAAGGCTTATCCTTAGCAAAGATTATGTCTCCTTCTACAACCGCATTTGTAGGAACGATAAAAAACATTTCATCAAGTCCGCCAAAGCAGAAGTTATCACAGGTTAAAAAGGAACCTGTCTTCTTATCATAGGTTTTATAACCATTAGAAGTCTTTACAGCAATATTGCCGTCCATAGTTATCTTACACATTCCTTTTCCAAGGGTACCGAACATCCCCTTCATAAAATCATTCGTCATGTTTTCTCCCTCCATAGTTTTATTTTTAAGAGGAAGGAGCATTACATCGTCTGTGAGTAGCTCCTTCTCAAACTATTCTTTTAACTTCAATGCGAGCTCTCTGTCAAAATAAAATTGATTTGACATAATTTATATCAAGTTTGTCATAATCCCAATAAGGAATTTCAACTAACTTAATTCCCCTTTCTTTACAATATCGTCTTTTCTTTTCGTCATATTCTTGACGTTTAGAAAAAGATAATTTTTCATCAAAAAAATCTTTACTTTTATAATGCTATTCTCCTTGATATTCTATTAAGTATTTTATTTCGCCGCCATCCAATATAGCAAAATCAAAACGTAATGGATTATAGTCTCCACGTAGATTATCAAAACTATATTGAGTTTCTATATGATAATTTAATTGTTGCAATATCTAAGAAAGCTTCCATTCACCCGCTGAATGCATGCAACCGCAAGATAAACTACTTCCATCGAGTAATGACGAAGTTTTCACGCTTTTAGTTATACCACAATCGCACTAACATATATATCGAGACCCGTCTCCAAGATTATCATTATCTTTTTTTATAACTCGCCACTTTCCAAAAATATCTCCTTGTTTTAATTCTTTTGACAAAGACTAACTAATATAAGAAGTGGTTTTACAACCACAAGATTTGGTTCTTCCATTCTTTAATGATGTGGCGGCAATGCTTTTTATATTTCCACAAGAACATTGACATAACCAATAAGCACCTTTATTAGAATTATTAGTATCTAAACTCAATACCTTTAATTCTCCAAAAATCTCATTAGTTAAATCTTCTGATAATTTTTCTTTTGTAATTGAACCTTTTTGACAACCACAAGATTTTGTAAGTCCTTTTCTAAGGGAAGTGCCTCTTGTAGAAATAATATTTCCACAAACACAGTGACACTTCCAATTCACTTCTCTGTCTTGTTTGTCTTTATCTCTTTCTATTACCGTCAAGTATCCAAATTTCTACCCAGTTAGGTCTATAAATTTACCCATTTTTATCACCTCACTAATAAAGTAGAAATTAGAGCAATATCCTCAATAAAATTATGAACGCTCATTGAGGATATTGCGGACGTGTTTCATAGTAAGAGTACCACAAATCTTACCAAAGTTCTCAATCTGAGATACAACCTCTGGCTCCTCCTTAAGACAATCGTTGTAAATTGCACGAGGAAGATTACGAGCAATAGTAGACATATCATGCTCGTCCCAGTCAGAAGGAATAAGAGTATCCTCGATAAATTTCTCCAGACCCTTAATTATACGACGCTGAGTTACGATTGTTGCAGCGAGAGCTTCGTCAGCCTGCTTCTTAGCAAGCTTCTCAGGGTCAATCTCCTTCTGTGGCTTAGACTGATGAACCTCAGAGAACTCCTTTGCGACAATCTTTACGTATGCAGGTGTTCTACTTGACTTATTGTCGAGTCTATCCTGAGACTTGATAACGATACCCTCACCAGTAGGGCTACCCTCCATCTCAGTCTTACCTACGAACTTGTAGATATCCTCCCAAGATGTGAAAGGACCATCGTAGAAGAGAGGAACCATATTCAGACCGCAGAACTCTGCCATCTGCTTAGTCTGCTCCCAAGGGAGGTACTGCTCAATCTCAGTGTCCCATACATCAAATACATAGAACTTCTTAAGACGAGTCTCTGGGTATACGATTGTATGCTTTACAAGCCACTCACCGAAAAAGATATATCTTGTGCCAAGTGTAGCTGAGATAATAGTTGGGTCAAGAGTCTGAACGTAGTTGTAGAAACCCTGAAGACCGTTCTCAGCACTCAACTCCTGTCTTCTTGAGAAACAAGAAAGTGTGCCATCCTCATTTGCAGAAATAGATGCATTCGCACCATCAATCTTCTCTGTGATTGTAATATGTTCCCCTGTCTTGAAAGCCTCAGCGTACTTATCCTTAAGACGCTCAATGTCAACATACTTCTTTAACATCATTAAACATCATTCCTTTTCTCTTGATTTTCTATAATAATTATATCAAAAAATTTTAAAAAAAGTCAAGATTTTTGAATCTCGAAAAATTTATTTACAACTGTCTCACGCATTTCTGCGGCGAAAAAACGCATATCTCCTAAGTCATAGCCTTCATAAGGAGAAACAGTGCATTCATAAGATAAATTATATCCGAATAAAGCTCTTCTTTTTCTTCTCTATCGGTAAGTTCAAGAGTATATTCATGGAGTAATTCAAAGATATAGTGATGTACGGCATCACATAAATCAGAATCATAGCCACATTCTATATACTCAGCAAGCTCTTCTGTGTCCTCAAATTCTCTGCCGCCATAGGTAAACTTTTTCATTACTTCTCCTCCTCAACAAAAGCATAATAAGTTTCAATTCTCTGTTTCTCGACCATTTCGCCGAAGTCTGTAATTGCCCAATCAAGCTCTCCATATGAGCCGTGCTGTGCGGTGAGACCATAAGGAACATTTGATAATGGATGGATATATATTCTCGTTTGATACTCCCAGCCTTTATAAAGGTCGTAATCATTTAATTGAACATCGTCTGTGTCGAAAATAAAATCCGTCCACTTCATTAATTCCTGAACAAAATCACAGCGTTCAGGATACTCATGAGGACTTTTTTGTTTATTAATTGTGGCAATTTCAACAATACATTCCCAGATATAATCATAAATAATCTCATTATTTTCTGGAGTATCAAGGTCTTCTGACTCCCATGTTTCTTTAAGTGTATCGAAATCAGTGAAGCGATATTCTGTTGAGTCTTCTCCGTAAAGATGAAGTGGATAATTGTCCATATGCATAACTCCTTTTCTTGATTTTCTACATAAAGTATACTATAATTTTTATAGAAAGTAAAGATTTTCTTTCTGTAAAATAAAATAACTTTATATACTATTTAAATTATGCGTGGGCGTGCATGATTTTACCTTAAATTTTATAAAAAGTAAAGAGTTTTATAAAAAGAAAATTCTGCCCCGAAGGGCAGAGATTTACCATGTTATTTTAACTTTATAGAAATAACTTCTTGTGTTACCTTTCCATTTAGAGTAGTCTTCAATATCGACGTTATAGCCCTTTTCTTTTAAAAAATCTATAGTTGCGCCGCAACGGATATCCACAGTAACTTCTTTTCTATCTTTTCTTATTGCTTCAGTAATAGCCCAAAAGATAGTATTAATTTCATTCTCAAAAATCGCCGAAGCTAAATTTTCTGAATTAACTTCTTCTGCTCTTGGGAAGTTTTCAATGTCAAACATATTAAACCTCCTTGTAAATCCAAACAACCTTATGATTTCTGAGCATATAAATCTGATTAACCTTAAACTTCTCAGGCTCAGCACTTACAATTTCAATAGTTCTGTCCATGCCGTTAGCCCTATCTTCCTTTACAGATTCCATAAACTTCCTGCCGCTGCTCTTCACCCATTTGGAGTCAACAACCTTATAGTTATTATCTTCTGTCTTTTCGAGTGAAACAATCTTCATTCTGAAATTTGCCTTTGGATACATTTCTCTTTCGTTACCCATTTTAATTTCCTCCTTTAGTCCCAAAGCGACTCATGCCATTCGGCAAAAAGTTTATACGCTTTGTCAATTATTTTCTTTTGTTTATCATCAGGGTCAAATACACATGAGTAAAGATAGAACCCTAATATCATCTTATTAAGAATTGAACGCCAAGCTTTACTGGCTTTTCTTTCTTGCTCATCTGTTCTATTTTCCCAGTCCGCTCCGTAATGGAAAAGAATTTGTGTTGGAAGTCCACTCTGAGAATCACGATAAAGTGTAAGTCTTACAGCAAGATAGTATGCCGACTCAGCGTCGAGATTCCAAATGTCCTCGTAGTGAAAACCCCACTTCTTATAGAACTCTTCTGAGTTAACGCCAGGAGTCTCCTTCCAGCAAGGTTTGTAACTGTTGACCACTCTGAAGAGCGTTACCTTATTTTTTCTCATAATTTTTTCTCACCTCTTTCGAAAATATCCGAAAAATTTTGCGAAAATTATGACCATCAGCACAAGAGCTGTAATCATTCATGAACAAATGCGCCGTCATCAGCTGCGACCTCTATCCACTCTTCAAGAGTTGAATAGCAGTCGTTCTCTGTCTCGACCCAAATTTCCTTCCACTCGGTTATAGCAAGCATACAGCCCATGATAGACTTACCACTTACGCACTGTCTACGATGCTCATCAGTTAACATTACATCACCCTTACACTTTGATGCTGCAATGCAGAATCCCATTGCGTCCTTTTCACCAACGATATTTAACTTATTTCTCATTTATTATTTCCTCCTTAACTTTATTACATTAATATTATAACAAAAAATTTAGAAAAAGTCAAGAGGTAAACAAAAAGAGGGACTAATAATAGTCCCTCAATAAGTTAAATTAGTGATTTTCGTCTGTTCCAGGAACAAGTGCTTCTGAAGCGTGTTCCTCTTCTGATACCTCATCATTGAGCTTAGCTGCAACAAGTGTTATTTCTTTACGTACTCTTGCAAGCTCTGTCTGAAGAAGGTCAACAGGATTCTTAACACTTACCCTTGTACCAGACTCATCAATTACAATTTCACTAGCGTCGAATTCAGGAATAGGTTCTCCACTAATAAGTGAAGCATACATACCCTTTGCTGGCTCGCCGTCAAAATCAGTAATCATTTCAGTACCAAACTGATAGCTATTAGGACCGATTGTCAAAATAGCAGGCTTATTCTTCTTCTCAAAGTCCTTAATCATCTGTACCAATACCTTAGCCTTAGCTGAAAGCTTAGCAAGTTTCTTAGAACACTCGTCAACCTTCTCAGGCTTTGGTGGTGGATATGGAGGACATGGAGGACATGGAGGTACTGGTGGGAATGGACGTGGTGGAACAGGCGGGATAGGTCCAAATCTTCCAGGGATTGGAGGTGTTGGCACCGGCTCTGCATCCATTTCTGGATATGGAGGATAGTATGGGAAGCCACCCCAATCGTATGGTGGAGGAGGAGGAGGACATGGAGGTACTGGCTTAGGTGGTGGTGGTGGAGGAAGTATAGGCTTGCTTGGGAAAGCATAGTCTACTCCATCGAGACCAGTTCTCTTGTAAGTACTCATATTATTCACCTCATTTTTGCAAAAATAGATTGAGTCTTAAGCCGTCAATCGGAGAATTACTTCTCTTATTATAAGGTGGAAAAACTGTAATAAAGGTCTAAACTTTCAGTTATGGGGAAAAAAGTTTGACTGAAATTTTTCTGAGATTTTGGCTTATTTTCCCTATATAATAAAAAGAAAGCACCCCCTATAAAAGGGAGTGCTAATATTACTTTTCTGGCGCAAGGAAAGCGGGACCTTCATCATCAATAACAAAATAAATCTACTTACCATATGCCTTTGCAACTTCATATTCAATTTTACAGCCACGTGCCTCATACCAACCAGTATCAAATACAACTGCGTCTGCTTTTGACATAATAGTGATGGCATGACCGAGACAAACCAATGGGTCAACGTCTTTTGCTCCTTCTAAGAAAGAGTCGAGAACGATAGCTCCATTAAAGTTATCTCCAATTAAATCAGTAAGAAACTCACGACGCTCCTTAATCTATTCTTGTAATAGACCCCTCATTGATTGTGAAATGAAAAATTTAGTCATAATTATTCCTCAAAATAAAATTCTTGATTGCAAAACTTACAAGTTAAAGTTTCTAAATCAACTGCACCGCCGCACTTCGGACAAGTTGGAACTGGGCGCAGCTTTCCCAATGGTGGCTTCTTGGGCCTGAGTAATTCAAACTCCTCTTTCTTCCATTGGTCAACTATCCAATCAAATGCTTCATGTGATGGAAATGTTGAGTGTGAATTTAATTCAATAAAGCAATTGTAAACTGGATTTGGCTCATTTATTTAGTTATAAGAACCTGCAATAAGTCCGAATAAACATCAAAGGTTGTGTAGATTATAATCTCTTCCCCATATTTCTGTTTTGCTAAACATTCTGAATAACACGTTTCTGCACTGAGCGCTCCCCAATCTGCCCCAATTATCCAATTTGGCGGGAAACAAAATACTGGTTTTCCATGATAAGTTGTTATATATTCATATTCAATCTTTTTCATTTTAACTCCTTTCTTATGAATTACCAGATGTGCTATTATATCCCCATGTATTTGCATGGAAGAAACTAATATATTCTTTCTCCTTCTTATTCAAATCAGCCGTATCACATTCAGCAAGAACCTCGAAAGTAAAGTTCTCTGCACCTTCTTGCCACATGGCGGCGTATAGCTTATTCTGAGTACCTGGTTCTGCTTTAACTCCTCGCTTTAAGTGAGTACGCCAACGTTCCTTGAAAGCTTGTTTAGTCTGTCCAATGTAGACTTTACCATTTTCAAGATTAGTTATTTTATAGATACCAGTATTGCCACGACCTGTAACTACTCTTCCAACCATTTCATTGAACGGAGTTTCATAGTAAGTCTTATAAATAAGCTTATAGAGAACTGTTGGGTCATGAAGTTCATCAGCAACTTTGCGGAGTTTCTTTACGTCTTCAATTGCACTTCCACTTAGAACGATTCGATAGAAGTTTTTGTTTTGTTTAATTTCTTCTGCTCTCTTATACTCCTCAATAATTTCTTTTTGCTTATCCTCAGCAAACTTAATTTCCTTTTCAATCTCAGTGTGCTTTTCTCTCATTTCTGCGGCGAAGTCATTGAACTCATTCTCAACATTAATTCTCTGTTGATTGTAGTATTCAACAACTGACATTAATTCAGTCGCATTGCGGTCAGTTTCAGCTTTTAATTTTGAAGCTAATTCTTCTGTTATATTCTGAAGCTGAATTTCTTTTCTCTCGTTCGCCGCCTGGACATCCGCATATAATACATCAAGAGATTCTTGTAGCTTTTCTTTTTGCTCTTCTGCACGTATCTTAGCTTCTTTAAGTTCTTCCTGTATAGCTTTCTTCTCTTGTTCAATTAAGTCCTCCCGACTTTTATTGATTATCTTGCAAGCCTCAGTTTTAGCTTTCTCAAAATCATCAATAAAGTCAGAAGGTTTATTATCTTTAATTAACAGAATAGATAAAATGATAATGCAAAGTATACAGAAAGCTAATGCTATCTGTAATATCATTCCTTTTCCTCCTGTTTTCTTTCATATGCCCTGCCTTCTTCATAAGCTTTGTCAAGTAACTCTTTAAGAGTTGCATACTTGCCGCAACGGTCTTTAGATTCTAGACAAATAGCGGGCTTAGTTCTTTCACACTTAGGAACAAAAATTGTTTTAAGAATTTCTTTTTCCTCATCCATTATCTGAAGAGTATCTTTCATAATGGCATCTTTCATTGCCATAGCCACTTTACGAATTTCTGTTTCTGCTCTTGCACAAAGACGTTCATTGAAAAAGTTCATAAGACTTCTTATATTCATTGTAACATAGATAATTGTAGGTGTTGCATTTGGAAGAGCTCTCCTTGCATTTTCAGCCTTAATGCCGTCGTCGAGCATTTCCTTATAAGCAATAAGAGCATCAGCAGAAGCTTCTATTACTGGCCCAACTGCATCTGCAGGAAGTCCATCTACAGCCCAGTCAAGTTCATCATACTTAACATAGCGCTGGCTTTGCTGTGAATATGAAGCTATACGGTGACGCACAATCTGATGACTACAATTTCCACACCAACAAGCAATTCCATTTCTTCTTACAAAAAGAGTATGATTAGGA